TTTTGGGGTGTATGGATCAGTCGATTCAACTAAAAACGGTATTTACAGCTATGGCAGGAATAAGAAAAACGGTATTTTCTCTCTTAACTTCGAATATCCAATTACCTGCACCGAGATCGGCGCGCTTGAAGTGATCAATGGATTGCTTCATGTTACCTACAAGGTGACAGTTGGTGAATCAACTACTTACAAACTTTACAAGGTAGATACCACCAAGAAGCAGCCGGCAGTGTATGAATCTCTTGATCTGGTAGCACCAATAAAACCACTGATCGGCGCAACTACATGGGCAGGGGTAAAAGTCTATTTGGATAAATTACCAGAGGATGCAAAGATTGGGGTCAAGTACAGGCTTGATAAAACCGGTGATTGGGTTGCTGCTTACCTTGAGGGCGGTACTGAGTTTCTTACCGTTGAAGATGCTCAGTCAGCATTTTTCATGATCGGTGCTGAAGGTGAGATTTGCGAAGTGCAGATCACACTCTACCCGAATGAAGCCTCAAGTGATCCGGTAGTGTATGGCAATAATAGTCCTGAAGTATTTAAAGCAGAAGTGCTTTTTGAATAAAGATTATGGCTGAAATTAAAGAGTACCTACCAACAGTAATTGATAATGTCGATTTTCCCGGCGTTGAGCAATCTAGTGCCGATGCTGCAGGTAGTGCCGTTACCGGTAAGGGCAACACCTCACCCGGTGAGATACCAGAGAGAAGCTACCCTAGCCAGATGATTGCTAACACGGTGATTAGCGATTCATTCAACACACAATCAAGGCGTATTCTCGACACCTACGAATTTGCAAAGCAGGGCGCGCTTCAGATCGGCGAGTATGAAGATGGGGTATCTGGTGATATTAGAATCAGTCCAAACGGCATACTGGCGCGCAATATCGATGGTGATACTACCGTTTCAATCGATGGCTCAACTGGTGATATTACGATTAAAGGCACAATAGCAGCCGGCTCTCTGATCGCAGGGCGTACCGATATTGGCTCAACTGGTGGCAATGTCTATATTAGCGGTGATCCACCTCGAATCATGGTAGCTGATGGGGTGAATGATAGGGGGCTTTTTGGCTACGATGAAGGGGGCTTTTAATGGCAGATCATGGATTGAAGATCAGTCAGCCGGGATATGATGTAAAAACCGCAATCGATAAGCGGTTGATTTTTTCTTCTGCTTTTCCATGCCTCAAGTTTATTCAGCTAGGGCGCAGAGATTTTACGATTAATAGTGGTAACACAACAGTTTATGAGCAAGATATTACTACACCCCTGCCATTTATGCCGGTGATCTATATCTGGAATCCTCAATTGAGCCAATACAAGCCTGCATCTCAAGATGGTTTTCCTAATTACTTCAGCGACTTTTTGCATTGCTATTATGAATTTACCTCTACAAAATTGTATGTAACCGTGTCGAATTTTACCGGTGCGAATCGTACGACACACTATATCTGGGGGATTGGTTATGCCTAATTTAATTGATTCACCAACAACAACACCAGAGCAAACATTATTACGCGATTGGGGCGGTCAACAGATTGTGCAAACAAGTGATGGGTATTATGTGATTGTTTATTTTTATGCAGCTACAACTCTAAAATACGCAATTACTCTAGACAATGGCAAAACATGGAATACTCCAATTACTATCTCTACAGATGGAACTAGCGCACAAGCAAGAATAACGATCGATTCAAATAACAATATCTACATTGCAGATGAGAAGCAGACGGTAAGTGGTACGAACCGGAATATCAGGATGATTAAGCTTGCTTATCAAGGCAATGGTGTGTGGTCAGCCGGATCGTGGAAAAATGCCTATACTTCGAATAATGCGAGTAGGTTAGATATTTTGAAGGTTGGTAGTAGGATCTGGCTTATTCTCCAAGAGTACAATTATTCTACTAATGTTTGGCAAAACACGCGCGTTACTTATTCTGATGATGATGGTGATAATTGGGCTTCACTTACTACGCTGATTACATCTGGTGGTGATGGTTGGCTAGGGTATAAGCCTACTCTCGGTTTAAGAAACGGCAATTTGGTAGCAGTATATGGCAATGGTAGTAACGATTTTGCAATCAGAGAGTGGAACGGTAGCTCATGGGGTAGTCAAGTCACTGCAAGTGGTATGGAAGGCTTTTATGATGGCGGTAGTATCGTTACTATCGGTACAACTGCTTATGTGGTGTATGCTCAGGCACAACAACCTAGAGGCATATACTTGCGCACTTGGAATGGTAGCGCAGTGGGATCAGCCGTACAAATATGGGCTGCAGGTATGGCAAACGCTATTGCCGGCACTGATGGCACAAATATCTTTGTTATTGGTCGAGAGGTATCACCATATCAAGGTGGGGTAATTGGCACGCGTTTTGTTGAATATGTGGTGTCAGGTGGCACGAAAAAACATCACTTTATAATTGATGATCCGAACACTGCTACAGTCACCGATATTTCAGTACCAACGATCCCACTAAAATTTACTGGCTATCCGGTGATTGCGTATGCAAAAGCCAACAGTGGCACGAAACTTTACTCAGTATATTTTAATTTTGATTTTGGTATTAAGATTTCAAAGTCAGGTTATGATGTTACTGATCCAGATCAAAAGCAGTTGCTTCACTCAAGTTACCCTCTTTTTAAAGCGCATTTATCTGGTACTGGCACGCTAGTAAAATCAAGTAGCTCAGGTCAGCAAACGGTTGAGATCACGCACAATCTTGGGTATATCCCTCGATGTTTTGTTTATGGTCACTACCTCAACATGAATGATTACCCTACTGCTACGGTGGTGGCTAGGTACAAGTTATTTAGTTGGCGCGACACGCCGGGATTGCGTTTGTGGGATTATTATCGTTTTTGGGCTGATACCACGAAGCTTTATATCCGGTACACCACCAATAGCTTTTTCTCACCCTCAATTTCACTACCGTACATTTACTTTATTTTTAAGGATGAAGGGTAATTATGGCTGATTACGGCTTGAAATTCACTAAACCCGGTTACGATGTTGAAGGCGAAACTGATCCTAGTAAAATGATTTTCACCTCAGCACGCGGTGTGCTTGGCTTGAGAGAAAAGGTGCTGATCACTTCATCAACTGATAGCAATGGTCAATTGAATAAGTCCTACCGGCATGGCTTGGGATATGTGCCAATGGCGTTTGTTGAAGTCACCACAAGTAACGGCTTCAAGCTAGCCGTGCCTAACCAGATGCAATTTGATTACGATTCAAACTATGTGCAAGAAGAAAACTTTTATTGGTATGTTGATAATACTAATCTGGTGGTGAAGGCGTATGTGCAGAGATACGAGCCGATAATGGGCGGTGATATGTATGATGTCAGTGGGATTGTTTTTACATTCGAAGCCACAATCTTTTTTAACGAACTTAATGAAGAATTTTAGTTGAAAAAGTGTTACTATTAGTGTAAGGGGAGTACCAAGATGTTAGAAAATAACGATCAGGGAAAATCAGAAAATCGCGATAATACTTCGCCTGATGGATCAAAAGTAAACCCCTCACCAGATGAAAGTAACGGTAAAAAGGATGGTGGCGTACAGGTCGATGCTTATTCTCTTTTGGTCGCTGATCGTGAGCGATTGGCTAAAGAATTTAAGCAGAAAAATACTTTACATAAACAACTGCTTGCACAAGCTGATGCAGTCAGAGATGAAGTATTGAGAATTGACGGCGCAATCAAGAATCTTGATCAGCTTATTAGTAAGCTAAAAGGAGTTACCGTATGAATACCAGAGGTGATATAAAAGCAAGAATCAAGCGTGAGTTGCAGATGATAAGCACCTCAACTCTTTTTACTGATGGCACTATTGAAGATGCTATCTGGGATGCAACCCTCTGGGCTACTGATCTCTATCCGTTTCCAGTACTAGAAAAAGCAGCCTTCACCGAGAGTGAGGGTGACTACTACTTCGATTACCCGGATCAATTCAAATCTGATTCAGTGATTCGATTGGTAATTGCTGATCAGCCTTACGAGATGATCGATTTTGAAGATTGGCTTGATTTCAAAAAGAATAACCCGAATCAAACGAATGAGTTTGTTGCTGCTACTTATGGCAGGCAGTACTTCGCATTTCCTACCCCTGCAACAGCTCTTGAAGTCATTGTGTGGGGATTGATTCAACCACCTGCCTACACCAATGACAACAACACAACTGTTTTTAGTGGCTCTGAATCTGCTCTGAATGAAGCAATTATGCGCAAGGCTCTCTCTACTCTGATCAATAGTAAAGACAAAACGAATCGCGCAGCCATTGAAGAAAAGCGAGCTGAAAAAGTATTGGCTCAAGGTTGGAGCAATATACTTGGCAGGCGCGCACGATTCAGAAGAAAAGATAGACCGTTTTTCAATGTGCCTAATCTTTTTCCAGATGGGAACGGTAACACTGCATCAATAGGAAACTTTACCCGTAGGAGCTAAAAAATATGGCAACAATATTAGGTGACAAAGTAAAACTAGATAACGGTCAATTAGTCACCCCTCAGCAGGGTGGTTGGTATGATGGTCAACAGTATTGGGGCGGTACGCTCTCAGCTAAAAACCAGATCAACCCACTTAGCAATCAACAGGGCGCAGGTCAGCAAGTCAGTAGTGAAGTGCGTGCGCAATCAGCAGCAGCACAAGGCGTTTCAGCTCAACAGTTTGATGATTATCTTTTTGGTAAGGGCAAGACAACGCCGGCATCTAGTGGCTCAAGTGGTGTATCTACCCCTAGTGGTAGTGGCTCAGGATCAAGCGGTGCAGGAGCAGCAGCAAAATACAATGTCAAAGAAGAATACGATAAATTGTACAAAGAGTTGGGGATTGATGATCTCAAGGCTCAAACACAAGCAAAACAGGCAGAGATCGATGCGCGCCGCGCCAGACTTGAAGAAGCCAAAGGTGTGATTAATGAGAATCCATTTTATGCAGAAGCTACGCGTGTAGGTAAAATGCGCCGGCTTGAAGAACAGGCTGATGGCGATATTCAGAACTTGCGAGAGAGCAGGCGTTGATTCAAAACCAGATTGCAGAAGCAAATCAAACACTAGCTACACGCACCAACTTGGGTACTCAACAGTATCAGATTGATAGACAAGCTGCAGCCGATGCGGTGGCTGAACTTAATGCACTGCTTAGCTCTGGTGCGAATATGTCAGGGATTAATGCCGGCGATTTTGCAGCGCGTACCGGTATGAGTGTTGATACGATCAGTGCGCTCATTGATGCTTCACAGCAAAAAGAGATCAAGCCTACCGTGATCACCTCAACTAATGATGCAGGTGTGGTAACGGTTACGATCATTGATCAAATGACTGGCGCGATTGTTGGTCAGCAAAGCTTGGGTGCAATTGGTAACAAGCAAGGCAGTGGTGGTGGTAAAGCAACCGAATCAGAGGTGCAACGCTATTACATGGATTCATTGAGAAGTGATGTAGCAAGTGGTGTTGGTGTGCGTGAAGTGTACCGGCTCTACTCTGGCTACTTAGATCCCAACCAGATCCTACAAATCTATAACTCAAATAGTCCTCATGGAGTAGCAAAGGAATCACCCGAAGAATTGGCTGCTTATGGGGTGAAATTTTAATATGCCATACATAGATCCGAACTTCGAAGCCAGAAGGAAAAGTATTCTGGGGGGTGGCTCAGCTCAAGGGCAACAGCCAATAACCCCTATTCAGCGTACCGGTGTTGTTATTGATAAAGCGTTTGATGAACGCCGAAAATTGATATTGGCTAATCCTCTGCCTCAAATTAAGATCGAGCCATTACCAGAGCCACAACAGCAACCGGGATTTATTGATAAAACGAAAAAGTTTCTTGGTATTAGTACCGGTGAGCTGCAGGCAGTGGGTGAGGGCATCAAGCAAAAAGTTACCACCTATGATTACAAGAACGCACCAAGTGATATTTGGAATGTAACCAAAGCCACCTATGGCAAGATCAAGCAGGTTATTGGTGAAGAAACTGAGAAGCAGGCGCAAAAAGAAAAGCAATACCGGGTTGATAATAATATCCCAGATTACCAAAACCTTGATTATACTCAGGTACGCGATCTATCTTCAGTGGGTATGCTCAAGCTTGCAAAAGAAGATGTTGAGCTTGATCTACAGAACTTGAAGGGTAAAGAAAAAAAGAGTTGGCTTGATGAATACCGGATTAAAAACCTTGAAAATCTAGTCAAAGATATTGATGAAACGCTAGCACTGCCACCAGAGCAGAGAATAAAAAAAGAAGCTTTAATTAATGGCTTGGCAATTGGTAGAGTTACCGGAAACTTGAGCGCAGGTTTTCTTGGCGCGCTTGAAGGTGTGGGTGATTTTATCCGGTGGCGAGCCGATGTTGCTGAAGCCGAAGGATTATCAAGATTTTCTGAATCGGCAGCGCGTAGAGTTGAATCATGGGCAAAAGAGGTAGCACCGAATAATCCAGAGCTAGGAGATGAATTACTGCAGGGTGTTGGATCTACTCTCACTTTTTACATACCCGGTGCAGGTATCAGCAGTGCGAGCGTGCGCCTAGCAAGTATTTCACCAAAGCTAGCTACCGTATTTGGGGTTACTGCTTCAGCAACCCTTGAGGCTGCAACTGAAAGCGGTAATACCTATCAGACAATGATTGAAACTGGTGCAACCAGAGAAGAAGCTGATCTTGCTGCAAGTCGAGTATTTGCCGGCAACATTTTCTACAACATTGCTTCAAATAAAGTTGGTATTTTCAGTGATTCTCAGGGGGTAAAAAAAGCGATCGCATCTGCAATGGCTGAAGGTACTCAAGAGGCATTTCAGGATGGCTTACAATCGATTGCTCAAAAAGAAGATATTGATCCTGATCAGCTAGCTAAAACATTCTTTATTGGCTCAGTGGTTGGTGGCGGTATGGGTAGTGTGATTCAGCAGGCTAGTGTGAATGAAGAAGTAAACCCACAAGATCGAGAGAAGCTAAAGAAACTGGCTGAAGAATTAAAAGAGGTTGAAAATGGTGCTGATCCTGAAGCACTAGGCTTTAATTTTGTTGATACCAAGTCAGGGCAAGAAGTGGCATCATCTGGTATTCAGTTGGCTGATCAGAATGTATACGCGCAGCTTAGCAATAAAGAGCTTGAGTATTTAAAAGATGAAGTAGGCAATCTTGATTTCACTGCTACCGATAAACCCCACCTTACCCCGATTGAAAAACTACGCAATTCAGAGATGAAGCTTGTTACTCTCGATGAGATTCGCGCGCTATCACCTAGCATTGATCAGGCGTTTCAAAATATGCAGGCTCAAGAATCGAAGCAAGAGTTTGATTACAGCTCAACTCAGCTTGATCTACCTACTGAGCTAGCAAATAGTGTGATCAGTTTTGCTCAGTCAATCCCTGAATCTTCACTCTCAAAAGATCCTACAGCCAATTACGGCGCGCAAAAAACCGGCAGAGAAACCGAACCACACATCACCGTACTGTATGGATTGAGTACAACCAATGAGGCAGCAGTGCGCAAGCTTGTTGAATCGGTCGATCCAATTGAAGTAGAGCTTGGTGAGATCAGCGCATTTACGACCAATGAAGATTACGATGTTTTAAAAATCGATGTAAAAAGCAAGCAGCTTGATTTGCTCAATGCAAAATTAGATAACGCGCTCAAAACACCCGGCAAAACATTCGATCAATATAGACCACACATCACCATTGCTTACTTGCAAAAGGGTGAAGCTGCAAAATTCGTGGGTGATAATCGTTTTAAAGGGCAAAAGATCACACTAAGTGATTTAACCTTCAGCAGCAAGGATGGAAAACGAATCAACATACCACTACTAGGAAAAACGGACGGAAAAGGGGCATCTGGTAGCCTCGACCAGACTAAAGTATCTACCGAAAAATACCCAAGAACGCTCAATTTACAAGACAAAAGTGATATTGAATACCTAAAGCGCATCTTTTCTGATGAATCGGTTGAGGATATGAAAAAGGGTATTTTCAAATATGGTAGGCGCGAGGGCAAAGCTGAAATTGAAAGCATTGTCAAACACACAATCATTGATGATAAAAAAGCGACCGCAGCAAATTTGAAGCAAGAAGTCAAAGATCTATTATCGAAAAGTAAAAAGGTGATCACCAAAAAACTGATTACCGTGTACCACGGTGGTAATAAAAGTTTCACTGATTCATTGTTAGAGGGTAAGGGGTTTGATCCCGAAGCGAAGCGTGAAGCCGGCACTGGTGGTAATTTTTATGGATTGAGTACTACAACGAATAGAGAGATGGCTAGTAACTTCAGCACAAGTGCAACCGGCGATCCCTCAGTGGTTGAGCTTCAGATCAGCGAGGGTGCGCGTGCGCTTGAGTTATCGAATAAAGAGGGTGAGTTTGTCGATGAATACTCAGAGGCAGCTTTAAAAGAGCTAGCCAAAGATTACGATATTATCATTGATAAAAACAACGCCGGCGGTGAATCAGAGATCAGGGTATTGAATCCAGATATTTTAGAGCAGACAAAAATCGATCAACCTAAACCCAAAGAAAAAGCAAAGAGCAGATTAAAAGATTATCCCGGCGTACTCTCTGGGCTTACGAGTAAGGGTGGTGCAGAGAAGATTCACAATTTCGAATTGAGAAAACCACCAAAAGCCGGCACTGAAGAATTTAAGTTGCATAAAAAAATAGTAGGGTTGATTCGCAAATACGCACAAACAATAGGCGAAGGATATACCCCACGCAATGCGCTTGGCGTGTATTTTCCCAAGACTAAAAACATTCGTATTAACAACATCAATAATGTGACGGTAGCAGCTCATGAGATTGCCCACTTTCTTGACTACGCAAACAACATTACCGATAAGCTTTTAAGTGCAAAGGATAAAACGATTCAATCTCAAATCGAGAAAATCTATCAACAATACTATCCCACAGCCAGACCAGACCATCAAAAACGACTACAAGCACTTGAGGGTTTTGCAACACTACTGCAAAAATATACTGAGCAACCAACAACCATTACCAATGAATACCCAGATCTGGTAAAAGAGTTTTTACAACCCGGTGGCAAGTACTATCACAAGGTGGTAGGTGAGATTCTTACTGATCTGAATCAGATGATTGGTGAGTATCAGGGATTATCAGCACTCGATAAGATCGGCGCGCGCGTTACAAGCGAAGGCACGAATATCAATAAAGAGAGCTTTTTAAACTTTTGGCAGAAACTACGCACGCAAATTGCCGATGAAGTCTATCCGGTTGAAGTGTTGGCGAAAAAAGGTAAGGTTGGATTCACTAAAGAAGATCCCTCACTCTGGGTGCGCGCTTACAACTCAATCAGTGGGATCGTGAATAACAACATCTCGACTGATCGTGGCTATTGGGCGTTTACAGATCTGCAGAATGGTTTTCAAAAGAAGTATGACTTTAACTGGAAAACTCTAGTTGAAAGCACTCAGCGCAGAGGCATCACCGATTCATTTGCTCATTACTTGGTTGCACGCCGTGAATACTACTTGTATCAAGAACTCGATCAGCTCAAAGCACAGCGCGATGTAGTTGAGAAGATCTACAAGGCATTTGAAGCGGTCAAGCCTGATGAAATGGATAAATTCGATCGTGATATGCGCGCCACTCTCTCTGAGGATTACGGCATTGATCTCACTGAGACTGAGTACCAAAAAGCTAAAAAGAAAATCAAGGCACTATTCGAACAGGCAGATAAGGCGTATCAAGAGTTGAATGAGATTCTTGAGAATGACGGTTTTAAGCGTGAAGATATTGAAAACGCCTACACCGAAAATAAAGATACATTCAAAGATGAAGAAACCATGTTTGATGCTCTCACCAGAGAGGATTTAAACCTGCTCTACAATCCTGAAGTGCAGCTTATCGATCGCAAAAAGTATGCCAGATTAATTAAGCGCGATGGCTATGCTTCATTCAAACGCCAATTCTATGATGAAATTGTTGGTGATGTCGAAGCAATGGGATCGGTCAAGGTGGGTAGCACCAAAGTATCTTCAATGATTGGTAGAACCGGATCAGAGCGTACAATCATCAATCCGCTTTACTCAGCTCTAGCAAATCACAGCGAGATCACCAGAAAAGCAATGAAGCAAGTGGTGTATAACCAGATGGGCAAGCTTGGCAGCTCAGCTCTCATGCCTAACCTGATGCAACAAGTACCCCTAAAAACGGCAGTTGATAAGAATACCGGCGCAATTACTTACCCTCAAGAAAAAGATAATAATGTGATCATGTCGCGCCAAAACTACAAGCGCGTGCCTATTCTCATGGATGGCGAGATCAAAACAATGATTGATAACCTCTTGAGCTACAAAAACATTGATGTGTTTACTCAGCTTTACGCCGGATTATCAAGAACCTTCACCGCCGGTACTACCGCGCTTTACCCTCAGTTTGCACTCACTAACTTCGTGGTAGACCAGATCACCGCTACTGCCAACTCATACAATGGGTATAAAGCACTTTACTCACCAATGAAGGATATGCTTACTGTACTTCGCAAAAAAGGTGGGGTTGAATCCAAGTACTATGAAGAATACTTGGTGATGGGTGGTGAGAGGCAAACATTTACCGGATGGCAGAGGCTTGAGCCTAACGATCTTTTCAAACGCATTGCTGCAGAGAAAAAGATCATGGAAAAAGCGGTTGATAGTTTGCAAAAAGGTGTTGATATTCTCTCGATCCCTGCAGCCAAGAGTGAGATTTTTAGTAGAGCAACCGAGTACATTAATGCGCGTAAAGCCGGCAAGAGTCAAATTGTTGCGCTTGAAGAAGCCGGTCGTGTCACTGCACCGTTTCACCATATTGGATCATGGGGTGCGAAGTCTAGCTCAAAAGGTTTTGGTCGGAGGTGTGGTCGAGGTCTGCCGTTTTTCAATGCCACGATTCAGGTACTTGATCAGCAGTCTAGGGTACTTGGTACACCAGAAGGCAGGAAGCGCGCTACTTTCGTGACGATCGCTATCACGGCTGCTTACCTTGCTGCTATTACCGCCATGATGGATGCAACCGATGATCAAAAAGAGCAATACAAAGATCTGGAAGCACAAGACCTAGCCAACTTTATTTATTTTCCGAATCCAAGTGGTGAGGGGTTGATCCGGGTCAAGATGGCTAACACATTCTCAATACCGGGCGCGGTCATGAATATGGTTATTGCCAATAAAATGTTCGGTGCAAATTACGGCGCGCGTGATGTGGTTGAAGCTTCAACGGCGTTTCTACCTGATCAATTCAACCCCACGAATCCAACAGCAGCAATTCTTGGTTGGATACCCCAAGTATTCAAGCCGGTTGCTCATGTGATTTTCAATGTCAAAGAATACCCGAAGGTTACGCGATTGGTGGGCATGGGCTTGGAGCGCAAGCCACCTGAGCTGCAATTCAATGAAGGTACTTCAGTGTTTGCTAAGAAGCTTGGTGAGTTGTTGAAGGTATCACCCATTAAAGTTGACTACTTACTCACCGGGTATCTGGGTAGAGCTTCAGGATTCTTAACCGGCAAGCCGGGTATCTACAACCCTGCAGCCTCGATCATGCGTGATTACTACTTCACTTCAGGCAAGAGAGTGCGTGAGTTTTATGATCTCAAAGAAAAGAATGATGCAAAATATACTGCTTATCAAAACTACGAAAAAGGGTATGAGAATCTTGATCAGAAGCAAGTCAAAGAGATTTACCGAGTGCGCCAGATCAGCGATGAAATTGATAAGTTGCTTGGTGAGTACCGCGATCTTGATGCTGAAAAGAATCAAGAAAAAGCTGCAGAGGTGCGCGCCAAGATCCTACTACACATTGAAAATCTGAATGATGGCACTACCCCAAGTAACAATGCGGTGTGGTCGTATCAAGCGAATAAACGCCGAATTAAAAACAAAATGGACAAGAAGTAATAATTATTGATAAACTAATCTTATGCCTGCCGATTACACAAATTTAATTAGTATCATCACGCTCATTGTAGTGGGGTTGCTTGCAATACCTGCCGTATTTGACAAAACCAGAAGGGATAGAGCAAAGCTAGCAAGTGAAGAAACTACTGAGCTGATTAATATCCTGAAGGAAAAGATCGATGCGCTTGAATCAAGAGTGAAAACGGCTGAAGAAAATGCAGCGCAAGCAAAAATTGAAGTAGCTGATATTAAAAAAGAAAATAACCGGCTGATTGAGATTCTTCAAGGTAGAGATCAAAACACACAAGAGTATCAGAAGCTTGGCGTACAGGCGATGCAGACCGCATTTGAAACCCACAAGGCAGTACTGGCAAACGGTCATAAGATCGAAGCGGTGAATAAAAATGTTGAGCGATTAGCAACGGCAATAGAATCTCACCTAGATGAAATGGGTGAGAAGAAAGCATAATTTATGCAGTATCTATCACAGCGCGATCCTAGATGGGCAAATATCCGGCTAGGTTGGGGTGATACCAATACAAGTACAATCGGATCTCACGGCTGCACAATTACGGCTCTGGCGATGCTTGCCGGTCTTACACCCAAAGAAGTGAATGAGCGATTGATTGCAGTCAAAGGCTATGCTGCACATCAAAATACCCCAAAAACATTTAATCTGATTTTATGGTCAAAGATCAAAGAAGCGATCCCATGGCTTGAGTTTGAATGGCGCAATTACACCTACTCTGGTGCTGCAGATAACAAGAGGGTGGCTGATGCAATTGCTAAAAATGGTGGCTGCTTGGTGGCAGTAGATGGGTCAAAAATCGGCGGTAATACTAAAGATGGTCACTGGGTCTTGTATATTGGCAATCAGCGCATGGTAGATACTTGGGATGGCACAGAGAAGCCTACCACTCACTACCCGGCAACTGGATTTGCTATTATTAATAAGGTGGGTGTACCACCAACACAAGGGGGTAACGGTATGGCAAATATGTATGGCAGTCCTAATCAATACGATTTAAGCAATCCTGAATCAATGAAGATTGCAGTTGATCGGCTCAATGATATTCTTACCGGCAAATACATTAAAACGGTTGATCACGACAAAGCAATCAAAGATCTCACCGATAAAATGAACGCTGAAAAGGCGCGCGCGGTGACTGAAAAAGAGCAATACATTCAAAAAGAGCTTGCAAAAGTGCTGCAAGTGGGTGAGGGTGAAACAATTGCCGACTTAATACACATGGTAAAAGTATTGAAAGATCAGCCTAATCAAGAAAATGGGCAACATAGCAATGATTTAGAGCGATTGCTAGCCGAAAATGGCTATGAAGTGGTCAATTATACTATTAAACGAAAGTAACCTTATAGGGGGTAATTATGTCACTAAACATACCAAGTAACACCAGTACAGCAATCCTAGAATCAGTCAAAGAGGTGGGTAGATGGCTACTCTTTTTTGCGATCTCTTGGGTGATCACCTCGACACTCAACCAGATTTCACAAGTGCCTGAGTTTGCACAAGTGAATGTGTGGGTATTTTCCTACATGATCCCGGTGCGCGCGCTCATGCAGTTTGGGCTTACCTTCTTGGGTAGAGCAGTTGATAAGTTTATCCATGAATGGAATGGTACGAAACTCAAGGGCATTGCGCCGTTTTAAAAAATTGAACATCAATAATAAAACCCTCTTTAATCAGAGGGTTTTTTGAAAGCCTGCCTATGAAACCAATTGAGATCTTTAATCATGGCATCAGAGAAGCAGTACTTGATCAGAATCGTTTTCGTACAAGTTGGGTAAAAGAAGATACGCCGGCTCATGTTGAATCATTGTATTGGGAAGAACACCAAGAATACCTGCAAGCAAAAGAGTTGTGCATGATCGGTGCTGATCCTGAAGCGTTTGTATCTGAAGCCGGTGATAAAGGCTACCTCTACATTCGACTTGATGAAATTACGAAGGGTAGAGTACCGCGCAAAATTCAATATGACATATTGGCTACATACCATGATTGCAATGAGCTAGGGGTAGATTTTATGCAAGCCGTTTTTTACAAGGTGTTGCGCAACGATATCAAGTACCCACTCATGCTTGCTAGAAACGGCTACGGCTACGAATTGTCACGATCGCTATCAAAGGATCAATACCGGATGATGGGCGGTGATCAGGCGTTTTTATACGCCTACATGATGCTAGCTGATAGTTTACATCACTCCGAGTAAACCGTAATATAGTACCTGCCCACCTCTGCGCTATTCTTTTTGGATTAGCGACCGTTACCAGAGGTGGGTATTTTATTTAAGATTTTGGTGTGAAAATAGTGTTGACAAAGTAAGAAGAATCCTGTTATTGTGATTGTGCGTCCACAAAGTAACAGTGGCAGACCTACGGTAAGGGGTCTATAATGGATAAACTAATACGCCTTTTTTGGTGGATTGGTAAGGTAACACTTACCAAAGTTGGTTTATCCAACCTTACCCATCTACCAAAGAGGGCGTTTTTTTATGCAATACAAGCGGCACAAATTTCAAAGTATTCACGAAATGTTAGCTAAAAAATTCAATCTTGATAAGAGAGATATTGGGTATTTTAGAGATCATTACTATTGTCAGAATCATTCAAGAGAACAAATAGCAGAAGCTTTAATTAAAAAATTACCTAGATTAAAAGTAAATAAAAGTTATAGATATGAATCGTATTTAAGAAGATTGGCGTTTTTATCAAAAATAACTAATCAAGAGTGGCAAGAATTAATAAAAGAATACTAATATGATCAATACAACTCATCTGCAGAAAAAAGCGACCGGTTTTCCTCATAAGGGATTACGGGTCGTTTTTTTATTGTTGGTTGAGTGAAGATGATGTGGCTAGTGTCATACCATTTTCACTCAGCTAATAACTGAATGGTACTTCATGCAACTCACAGCAGCCCCTACCATAGACGGAAACTCAAGCGTCATTAAATAAAAGAAGGGGCATAGTGAGCAGGCTCATGTACTCGACAAGTGCTAGACGGCGCAAACGAATACAAGCTTGAAAATGTGCAAGGGTAGCGGTTACGCACTATGCCGTCCTTCCTTCTGGCTAATTATAGACCAGTTTGGGATAGATAGTTAGCTTAGAGTTGCCGGGAGAAAACGGATCAACAACTCGATATAACAATAGAGGTTCAACACTCTTATTTGTCAGGTCTATGATCTGTCCAACTGCTAGAGTATTAATACTAAAAAAGAAGGGATTATGAAAATCGATCTGCCCATGAAAGTAACAAAACATTGCCAAGATCGGATGCGAGAGTTTAAAGTGTCACCTCTGGCTCTGCTTTATTGGCTACCCCAAGCACAGCCTGAAAAACCGCCGAAAAACGACAAAAAAAAGTTTCAGCAAAACGACAATGTGACTTGGTGGCGGTATGGCACTTACATTTTCACCGTTGCAAAGGTCTATGATCAGCGCGAGCTAACCGATACCTATTTACTTATGAGCGTTTTTGATCAAAGGATGTACCTATGAAGTTATACACAATGTGCAAAACTATGTGGATAAAAACGGTTGCGATCGTACGATTGATTGATGATTCGTTTAAGTTTCGCTGCAGGCATTGCGGTGGTCGTGAGATCCGGTACGCCGGGTATTATGATGAACGCGCTTATTGCAAGCAGTGTGGAAGGCGAGCATGAAAACAATCTATGATCCGATTTTCAAGGTGTATGTGAGCGCGTTTGTTGATGCGAATGAGGATCGTGCCAGATCAAAAATCGAGAAGTTGATTGATGAATCGCTTGAGGCAATGCCGTTTAAAAGTCAAGCCAAGACAGTTGAATACCTAACCAAAGATGGCGGTCAGCGCATCATCATGTGGTTTAAGACAAAGCAGCTCTCACTACTGGCGCATGAGTTGATCCATGTGATCGAGTACGCGTTTGAATTACGGCGCATACCATTCAACCTCAACAACTCAGTAA